AGATATGTTCATCGAGCGGCCCCCGCAGCCCAAGCAGGAGGCCATGCTGTGAGCATCACGATTGCCGCCATGCGATCCGCCGGCCTGTCGGCGGAGCAGATTGTCGGGGTCATGGAAGCTGCCGAGCGAGAGCGCGCGGAGAAGCGGCGCATTCAAAACCGGGAAGCGCAAGCGAGATACCGAGAAAAGCAAGCGCAATCAATGGACCGTAAGCAAATTAGCGCTGACAGCGCTTACGTTGCTGACGCCCCTTTCCCCCAGGTTTCCCACCCTTCTATGGTTTCCCTTAATAACCCTTCCTTAACTACCCCCCTATCTCCCCCTTCCCTCTCTCGGTCGGTCGCAAAAGCGACGCGACCCGAACACGCGAAGTTTTCAGAATTTTGGGAAGCCTATCCACGAAGGCAGGGTCCCAATCCTCGGTGGCCCGCTTCGCAGAAGTTCTCGGTGGCCGTTGGGGCGGGAGCCGATCCGGATCGGATCGTTGCGAGCGCCAGGGCCTATGCCGCGGAAATCCGTTCGCAAGGCCGCGAGCGCACCGAGTTCGTCAAGCAGGCGATGACGTGGCTGAACCAGCGGCTTTTCGAGGACTACGGCTCGGCGCAGCCTGTCGAGAACGCGGGCGGCTGGCGGCCCGGGTTGCGGACGACCGAGGAAATCTTAGCAGATTTGGCACGGGAGAAGGGAAATGGCGATGAACTCGAAGGAAAAGGACGTGGACTGGGGGGCAATCCACCCTTGGGCGAAGCAAGCCTACGACCACGGGATGGCGAACAAGAGCTGGTTCGCCGTGAAACACGAAAGCCTGGAATGCAAAGCCTGGGCGGAATATTTCGCAAGGCTGGGATGGTCGCCAATGTCGTTTCGGAGGCTAGGGCAGTTCGGGACGCCGGCCGATGCGAAATGGACGGCCCCGTGCCAATGGCCCGAGTGGTTAACGATTGAACAGCCGCAACGCAGGGAACGCTTCGCATGAGCCTATCCGAATCCGCTCTTGACCTCCTGCACCGCCGGCCGGGCCGCAAGCGGCTTGTCCGGGCTCGCCGGCCGGACGGCAAGGCCGATGGCGAGCGCCCGGTTGATGTTCTGGCGGTTGCCCGCGCGTATCGGATCAAATTCGGAGCTACCCCGGAGAATGCCTTGCGCGACCTATACGGCTCGACCATTGGATTGCTGCTACTGGAGCAGTCCATTTCCCAGAGGCAGCTAGAAACGGCAGAGAGGTATGCTACGTGCGTCCGGCGCTATGCGGGGCTGATGGGCATACCCTCTCCGCATCCACGCGCCCTTGACCTCGCCAGCGCGTTTAAAGGGCAATCTACGGCGCCCGATATTGACCGGGAGGTTGCCGACCGCATCAAGGGCACATTCCGCGACTGCCGGCGGGCTCTTCTGGACGTAGGCCAGGCGATCCTTGTTGGCAGCCGGGTTAACCGGATTGTTTACGGGGTAGTTGTGGAAAACTGGCCCCGGCATGAAATCGGGTCGGATGACGTGCAAAACCTCCGCTGCGGGCTCAATGCGCTGGAAAAGGTGTTCAAATGAAATGGCTAGATGGAAAAACCGCGCCGCAGACCGGAGTTCGTTTCTTGGCTGCATGGCGTGTTTCGGGTGCATATCCGGGGTCGATGGTGGACATCTCTCGGCCGGGAAGCATTATCAATGTTAGCGGTAAGCCGGGAGATTTCCGAATCCTTCAAAGGGTTTGGTGGGATGGACAGCACGTTTACGGCGATCCGCATTACTGGATGCCCTTGGGGGGCGAATAATGAACGATTTTTGCTCTCTGGAAGGCGCTAACGAGCTAGCCGATCGCATCCGCCGCTATTGGCTTCAGCGCGGCCACGTCATCAAAACCGCCACCATGGAATGCGGAGGCTATGCCGGGAAGGCTGGCGCATGGTGTGTCCGGACGGATCTTGTGGGAGGAATGCCGCGCAAGGCGTTGACACGATAGTCCCGATGGTATATGGGATTTAATCAATCATCATATTCGCGCCCGGAGATAGCCCGATGAGCATCGAGGCGGCCCGGGTTGCTTTTCTTCACGCTGCGGCTGGGGGGCTGCGGCTGGAGAAGTTCCTGCTGGGCTATGACCGTAACAGCCGGCAATTCCTGACTGTTACGGGCTGGCACGCGGACGGGGCACCGTTTGCGACGACCACGGCGACATTCGAGGGCAATCCTATCGTTCGGGGCGCCCAGCTCGCCAGGGATGTGATCTCGGCGCATAAGGGTTCTAGCGGCGGCGGGGAAAGCGGACCCGCACCTCACGGGGAACGCGAGTTTGCCAGCAATGGCGGCACCGCAAGCGGGTTCGACTCCCGCGGTCCTGCTGTAAAGATGACGACGCAGGGAGCTGGAGTAGCGCCCAGCCCGCTAGGAACTACACAAGGGGAAGTGATCAAAATGTCACAGAAGGGGAGCGGCCTCGCCCGGCTGATGGGTGGCCTGCGCGATCTGGACACCAATGCCGACGCTCTGGCGAGCCGCCTTGAAGCTGCCATGGCCAATCTGACCGCCGAGATGGCGACGACCCAGCAGGTTGTGGGCAACGTGGAAAGCTCTGTCAACGATCTTAAGGCCGTAAATGCGCTCTACTCGAATGGGCCGCCGAGCCCTACTCCCGGCTCGTAAGGGCCATTGAAGCATGTTCACCGTCCTGCTGGTCGTCATCCTGACGCTTCCCAGCAGGGACGAGGAAAAGCCAGTTATCCACGCTGAGCCGATGGCCACCATAGCCGAGTGCAATGCCGCGGTGCGGGAGATGACCTACCGGGCGCCGGCAGAACTCAAGAACGGCGGCAGGCTTCAGGTGGGGTGCGTCATCAAGGTGCCCCCTAGTGAGAATCCATAAAGGCGGGGGATGGCCATGAAAGAGGGCGATCTTTACCACAGCGTCACGTCTGATGATTTTGTGCAGATCAACATGGCGGCAAATGACCTTGGGCTGATGGCCATGGTTACAGCTATCGAAGAGGCGGACGACGGCGGCCCTCTGGTTACGTTCCAGCTCATCCGTAAGGATGTGGTTCATTAAATTATCCAGCCGCCTTGCCAAAGCGAGGCCCGGACGCGGATAGCAAAAGGCTGGCCTTACAGGAGCAAAACATGAGCAAGACCAAGCGCAACGACGCCAAGGGCTGGCAGCGCGGAGCCGGGGCCTACAGCAAGAGCTATGTAAGCCTCAGCGGTGATGTTCCCTCGACCAGCAAGGTTGACCGCAGCTCGGCCATCAACAGCCTTGGCAACCGCAATGGCGGCCATGCTGCCCCGGTCAGCAGCGACCGCAGGGGCGACAAGGACGGGGATCGGTATTGATGTTCGGCTGGCATCGGAAAGCCGAGATTGAGGCTAGGTGCGAGAAGATTCGCGAATGGCATCGCCAAGTCGCAGAGGACCGTGAGCGGCGCGTCAAGGATGCGTGCCGCCGAGCTGCATGGCAGCTTTTTCTTACACGTCAGCTTCGTTCTGGCGATTGGAGTAGCCCATAATGCCCTACAAGTCGCTAGCCCAAGAACGGTATTTCAATGCCAATAAGGGCAAGCTAGAAAAGCAGGGCGTCAACGTATCTGAGTGGAACGCCGCCAGCAAGGGCATGAAGCTCCCCCGCAAGGTCAAGCCATCGGGTGGCATCCTGTCAGGTATGGTAAAAAAGCCACGGCGCGGGAAATGAGCGACGGTCCAGGCCGTCCGTCGAGCTACGATCCGGACTTTGCCGAGCAGGCCCGGAAGCTTTGCCAACTCGGCGCCACCGACGTTGAATTGGCTGACTTTTTCGGCGTCGAGCGCACAACGATTTGGCGTTGGTCGACCAAGCACGGGGAATTTTGCAACGCCCTAAAGGCGGGCAAGGCGGCGGCTGATGATCGGGTGGAACAAAGCCTCTACCATCGGGCCACTGGCTACACCTTCGACGCGGTCAAGATTTTCATGCCGGCTGGGGCAGATGCGCCCGTCTATGCGCCCTACCGAGAGCACGCGCCGCCCGACACCACGGCAATGATCTTCTGGCTCAAGAACCGCCGACCGGCAGAATGGCGCGATAAGCGCGAGCAGGAATTGACGGGCAGGGATGGAGGTCCGCTGGTCATCACATGGCAGACGCCAAGCGAATAGTCCTTCCCTACTCAGCCCGGAGGCAGTTTGTCCCATATCATGATCGAGCGCAGCGATTTAGCAAGATCGTCGCGCATCGCAGATTTGGAAAGACAGTTGGCTGTATCAACGATAAGATTCGGGCGGCCATCCGAAACACCCGCCGCAATCCTCCACCGCGCTATGCTTTTGTCGCGCCTACATACGCTCAGGCAAAGGACATCGCCTGGGGTTATCTGAAATACTACTCAGCCCCCATTCCGGGCATCGTAGCGCAAGTCTCGGAGCTGTACATTGACTATCCGAACGGCGCTCGGGTACGTCTCTATGGTGCTGACAATTACGAGCGGATGCGCGGTCTCTACTTTGACGACGTTACGATTGACGAGCCTGCGCAGATTGATCCGAGAGCATGGCCTGAAGTCATTCGGCCCACTCTGGCGGACTTTAACGGCGGAGCGACTTTTATTGGCACTCCTGCTGGTCGAGACTGGTTCTATCATATTGACCGCAATAGCGACGGCACTCTGAGGGAAGATTGGTTCCGTCTGACGCTCAAGGCCAGCGAGACGGGAGTCATTCCACAGGAAGAACTCGACAGCCTGCGGGCTGGGATGAGCGAGGAACAATATGCTCAAGAGTTCGAATGCTCATTTGAGGCTGCTATCGTCGGCGCCTACTACGGCAAGCTCATGGCGCAAGCCGATCAGGACAAAAGGGTTACTGGCGTTCCTTATGACCCGGCCGCACAGGTATGGACGGCATGGGACTTGGGCATCAGTGATGCGACGGCTATTTGGTTTGCCCAGGTCGTCGGGCGGGAAATCCATATCATCGACTACTACGAGGCTTCCGGAGTTGACCTTGGTCATTACGTCCGGGAAATCCAAAACCGGCCGTATGTCTACGGTGGCCACATTGTCCCGCATGACGCTCAAGCTAGGGAACTTGGCACCGGCAAAACCCGCCTCGAAGTCCTCGAGAACCTTAAGCTTCGGAATATTCAGGTAGCGCCGATGCACCGGGTGGAGGACGGGATTAACGCGGTGCGCGTATTCCTGCCTAAGTGCTGGTTTGACGCTGCCAAATGCGCCCGCGGGATTGATGCGCTCAAGCTATACCGGGCCAAGTACGACGACACGCTACAGACGCTCAAGCCCACCCCGGTTCATGATTGGGCCAGCCATGCGGCGGATGCGTTTCGATATCTGGCGCTGACGTTGGACAGCAAGACGCAGATGCAGGGCTTTAACCGCAAGCTGGACCTGCCGAGGATGAGCGTCGCATGAGCTATCTGGGCGCTATCATCCTGGCCCTGCTGCTCGGCTGGGTCATCATCGCGTGCTTTAGCTCGACCGAGCGCAGGGATTATCGCTGATGGCTAAGAAGTCCAAAAAGATGGACGATCATGCCCTCCGCGCCCTTGTGGCAGCGGAGCACGCTGATGCCCTGGCTGGCCTGGCCGCATCTGCCCTGTCCGAAGAGCGCAGCCGCGCCATGGACTACTACCAGGGCGACATGGCTCGCGACATGCCCAGCGTAGAGGGGCGGTCCTCGGCGGTCTCGACTGACGTAGCAGACACCATCGAAGGGCTTATGCCCAGCCTGATGGAGATTTTCGCGGGCGCCGAGGAGGTTGTTCGGTTTGATCCTATCGGGCCTGAGGATGTGAAGGCTGCCGAGCAGGAGTCGGACTACGTAAACCATGTGTTCATGCAGCAGAACCCCGGCTTTATGGTGCTGCTAACGTTCATCAAGGATGCCCTGTTGTCCAAGAACGGGCTGGTCAAGGTGTGGTGGGAGGAGACGGAGCGGGAGGAGAAGGAAACGTATTACGACCTGACCGACGAGCAGTTCATGATGATTGCTCAGGATGAGGACGTGGAGATTATCGAGCATACCGTAAAGGCCCAGCCCGGCGAGACGCCAGAGCAGGGCAAGGAGCCGATCAGTGCGCCTGGCTGATATGTGGGAAGCGCAGTCTGATCCCCTGCTTGATCCTGAGTTCGATAGCAACGACTCGCCCGTTTTTGCCGCACTTCATCCCGATGGTTGGGGCCATCACGATAGCTATTATGCTGAGGGCGCCGGCCGAAAGATTACCGTTAGGGGCCGCAAATGGTTGACCTCGCGTATCTATGGCGGTGAACACGGATGGTTTGATTTCAGATGGAGATACGAATCGGAGGACGTTCGTCAAGGACGCGCTGTTGTCCAAGAACGGGAATCGGAGCCCCCCCGCAAGACGTCCGGCAAGCCGCGGAGGGCGAAACAAGAAAAACGCCATCGAGCTAAGGCAAAACGATGCCAGATGTATAACGACAATGGCGTTTATGGTAATCATCATGGTTGCCCAATCCTTTGGCATTTGGATCGCTCTGCTACAAAGCGGGGAGATCTAGTAATCCCTATCCCTATGGAACGGGATGCTACACCGGATTGGTGGAAAAATGGAGCATGGGGGAGGCTAGGAGCAGTTCGGAGACATTATGCTAGCCCCTAACCCCGCCGCCATGCCAATGCCGGGCCAGCCGCAGCAGCCGATGGCGCCTGCGCTCGTCCCGACCAAATACCACGATGTCACGGTCATCAAGCGCAAGACCTACGCCAAAGCCCGTGTGATGGGTGTGCCGCCGGAAGAGTTCGGCATTGAGCGGCAGGCCAGATCCATCCGGGACTGCGGCTACTGCTTCCATCGCGTCATCCGCCGGCAGGCTGATCTGATTGCCGAGGGCTTCGATGAGCAGGACGTAAAGAGCCTGCCGACCTATGTAACCCAGACCGGAGTTGAGGAGCTGAGCCGCGATACGGTCAATGAGGGCACTGGCACCGGGGGCGACAAGGGGCTGAACGTCGCCAATCGGTTCGTCCGCATTGTCGAGCATTATGTGCGGATGGACTACGAAGGGGACGGAAAGACCAAGCTGTACCGGGTGACCACAGGCGGGGAAATCGGCGCGATCATGAAGCGCGACGGCAAGCCCGACGTAGTCGAGGCGGATGATATCCCGTTCGCCGCCATGACCCCGGTTCCGATCACGCATCGGTTCTTCGGCCGCTCGATTGCCGATCTGGTCATGGATATCCAGCGCATTAAGACCGCGCTGTTGAGGGGAATGCTGGATAACACTTATCTGGCCGTCAACCAGCGGCCCGAGGTTGCCGAGTCGTTGGCCAATGAGTCCACGCTGGACGATCTGCTGGTAAGCCGGCCGGGCGCTCCAATCCGGGTCAAGCAGGCAGGCTGCATCACCTGGCAGCAAATGCCGTCTATCGCGGACAAGATTCTGCCGACGATGGAGTACCTGGACCAGCTCCGGGAGTGGCGGACTGGCGTGGCACGCCAAGGGCAGGGGCCGGACCCACAGGCGCTTCAGAACCAATCGGCTACCGCGGCGAACCTCGCCTATACGGCTGCCCAAGCCAAGATGAAGCTCATAGCGCGCATCTTTGCCGAGACGGGCATCCGGGACTTGTTCTCGCTGCTGCATGAGACGATCCGCAAGCATACCTCGCAGGCTGCTGTGTTCCGGCTTCGCAATCAGTGGGTCAACGTAGACCCGCGGGATTGGAAGCGCCGGGACGACATGACGATCAACGTCGGGCTGGGCTCAGGCGGCAAGTCGGAGCGGCTGGCGCAGGTCATGCAGGTGGCCGGGATGCAGAAGGATCTGTTGCTCGGCGGCAAGACCAACCTCGTATCGGACAGCAATATTTACAATCTGCTGGGCGAGGCTGTGAAACTGACGGAACTCAAGACGGTCGATCCGTTCTTTACCGATCCCAAGACGGTTCCCCCGCCGCAGCAAGCACCTGATCCCAAGCTCATGATTGAGCAGGTCAAGGCGCAGAACGCCCAGCAGATCGCCCAGATGAAGGCCGCCAATGACGCCCAGCAGGCGCAGTTGAAGGCCCAGCTTGAGCTACAGGCCCAGCACAGCGACACCCAGCACCAGATCGTGAAGGCACAGGCGGATATCACGCTGGCCCGGCAGAAGGCTGAGTTCGATGCCCAGCTAGCCCTGTTGCAGCATCAGCTCAAGCAGCGCGAGAGCGAGGCCAAAATCTACGCCATGCACGCCAAGGCGGCGCAGTCCGGCGAAGGCAAGGCAACCATTCAGGTCAAGCACGGCGCGGACGAGCTGACCGGGCCGCTGTCGCAGGCCATTGACCTGTTCGGGCATCACCTGGCGCACCATACGCAGGCGCAGACCGAGGCCATCACGGCTGCGCTCAAGCACGCCAACGCGCCTAAGCGTGTTGTGCGGGGCAAGGATGGCAAAGTTTCGCACGTCGAGCCGATTACTCAGGGATAATCTAACATGGCTGATAACGTTGCAATCACCCCGGGGTCTGGGGCGACGATTGCTTGCGACGAAGTGGTTGACGTCACGCTGGGCACCGTCAAGGTCCAGTACGTCAAGCTCATGGACGGCACGCTGGACGGGACCAATAAGGCGACCGTTAACTCGACGGGCTTGAAGGTTGACGCCAGCGGTGCGGCTGTTCCGATCACTGATAATAGCGGCAGCCTGACGGTTGACAACGCTGGCACCTTCGCCACGCAGGCAACGCTACAGGCTGGCAGCGCCATTGTGGGCAAGGTCTCGGCGGTTGACTCAGCCGGCAATGATGCGACAGACACGACTAACCACGCTATCAAGGTCAATGTGGTAGCGGGTGCTGCTGGCGGAACATCGTCCAGCTTCGGCTCGGCCACCCCAGCGACCGGTACGGCCATCGGCTTCTCTGATGGCACGAACATGGTCGCAGGGCGCATCAAAGGTGCCAGCACCGCGCCGTCCGCGACTGACCCCGCGATTGTCGTCGCAATCAGCCCGAACTCTGTGAACGCTAACGGCGCTAACACGAGCGCGAATAGTGCGCCAGTCGTGCCTGCGACAGACTGGGTTGGCACCACGGCGCTGTCAAAGTTTAGCACAGGTTATTATGTCACGGTCGCGGCCTCGCAGACAGCAACGGTTCTCCAAAGCTCCGCTGGAGCCACGGGCGACTACGTTTCCGGCATCCTCGTTATCCCTGCGACAACCTCTCCCGGAAACGTGCTATTGCTCGATAACGCCACGTCAATAACCGTGTTCACGGGGGGCGCAACGAGTGTCAGCAATCTTGTCCCATTCTTGATCCCCTTGGGCGCGGTATCGCGTTCGGGAGCATGGAAACTTACGACAGGGAGCAACGTTTCATGCGTTGCCATCGGGAAGTTTAGCTGATGCACCCATTTATTCCGGGGTGGCGAGCTCCTCCAAGCCGCGCCGCGCTGGACGCTTCAAGCTACGTCGGCCCAGGCGACATCGTCGGCTCAGCCACGTCTTTCTGGGGAATGCGTGCGTATAACGCTGCCTATGCGACCGGCAGCAACCCATGCATGGATGTCGTGGACGGGAGCAGCGCCACCCATACAATCAACATTCTTTCTACAGGGTTTGTTGATGTTGCTACGCTTAGCGGCTTAACCGGCCCGCTAACTGTTTCTAAATGGTATGACCATGTAGGCACGAACCATCTCACTCCGAACGGCGGAAACATACCGCTGACATTGAGTGCTTTGAACGGTCTTCCGTGTATCGACGCATCTGCAACAACTATCCAAGGGCTTCAGAGTGGTAATGTTACTATTTCGCAGCCCTTTACAATTTCATGGGTTGGAAGGCGGACAGCAAATACAACTTCGTTCGTGGAAGGACTGGGGGCCGTTGGCCAAAATGTTGCTGTTGGATGGAACAATGCAGCCAACCAAGCATTGACTTTCGCAGGAACGGTTCTTGCTTCTCCTGGTACTGGACCTGGGTCTGCTCCTGATTCGGCATTTCACGCTTTCCAGAGTGTCTTTAATTCTACCTCTTCCGATATTTGCGTAGATGGTACATCAAATACCGGCGATGCAGGTGCCACGGGCTTTTCAGCTGCTCCGTTTAGAATATCAAGACAAGACCTTGCTGGAGGCAAATATATGGAATTTGGTATTTGGGCGAGTGCGTTCAATGGCACCCAGGAAGGAAACATGAACTCAAATCAACACGGCACGTCGGGGTATAACTTCTAATGACCGGATTTGTGCCTAATTGGGCTGGCAATGTTCCTGCTCTAAACGTAAGAGATTACGGCGCTGTTGGTAACGGCACCGGCGACGACGGCCCCTCCATTCAGGCTGCGTTCGATGCGGCGTTTGGGACGGCCGGCAGTCCGCACAGCGATGCGAATAAGGCGCTAAATCGGCCGGTCTATATTCCCAACGGGGTCTATAATGTCGGAAATCCGCTTTATCTGACCGATGTTCACAGCGGTTGGATTTTTGGCGCCGGCATGAACAACACACGTCTACAATATACCGGGAGCAATGTCGGCAATACGCACGCCTTTACGGCTCCTGGTAAAGTTATCACTCCGCTCATCATGATGAACGGGGTGCAGTATAGCCGCATTGAGGGCCTTAATCTTTTTATCAATGTCGCTAACTCGGCATGCATATACAACTATACACAGGCGGCGGGGTCAATCGGCGGCCCTAACACCAGCACTCTGAACACCTTCAACAATCTTCTACTCGAAGGCTCGACAGCGGGCGTCTTAGCCGGGTATGAGCAGCAAAACGGGACGTGCTCGGAATGCCTGTACACCAATGTATCATTTGCAAACTGCACATCCTACGGCCTGCGTGTTATCGGCCAAAATTCGCTTAACCATTGGGTTGTCGGGGGCGGTGCATCGAGTTGCGATGTGGGATATAGTTGCCCATCAGGTTCTATTCCACTCATTTTCGGTGCGGCGCTTGCTGGAAGCACGACCCGAGATGTTGACTTCGGAACCACCGTTGCATCCTCCATCGTTGGGTGCCGATCTGAAAGCACCAATTTTCTGCTAACGGGCGGCTATGTCTCGTTGCAAGGCATTCAGCAAGAAGGCCCTAGCTCCGGCATATTTGTAGATACCGGAACGGCTGGGTCTGTTACAGTAGACGAATGCAGGTCCACTGTCGGGACATTCCACGGATCAAACGACGGCCAATTGTGGATTCGTGGGGGGTTATATCAAGCTGGGTCAGGACTCTTTACGAGTTTTACGGGAACTGTCGCGGAGTATCTGCCGCAGGGGGCGCTGACATTTGCAAATCTGCCGGCTGCCAGTGCCGCTTGGAAAAGAATTGTATTATACATAACAGATGGCAGTTCCGCATGGAGCGCCGCTAACGTTGGTGTAGCGCCAACCGGAGGCGGGTCAAACGTTGTCCCGGTTCGTTGCCCGGCGGGAACAACTTGGGTCCAAGCAGGGTAAACCATCCGAACAGACTAATCAGCACCAGACCTGGAATACCAGCTCCTACGATAGGGGCGGGAACAGACGAAGCTAGTGACCATTGGCCGGTAGTATCGACCACGGCGGCCGGTGCGCACAAATGACAGATCGGCTCTATTGCGTCGAGACCGCCTTTCTGGCTTTCCAATGAGCAGAGATGCTGGCCGTCACATCGTATAATCTGCCTGCCGCTCCAAAAGATGTCCCAGCCTGTAATTACTCCAGACGTCAATACGACATACGACTGGAGGCTTAGCCCAAAGAATAGGTCCAGTTGCGGGACCGGA